AAAAATTCTTCGCAGCCAAGGCCGAGGCCCAGGCCCACTACGACCGCATCGTCAAAGACGAAGCCGCTGGCGGTCACGTCACGTCGAAGGCTGCGGCCAACTTCGCCACCGCTTCGACCGCCTACCTCGATAATCTAGAGGACAGGATCAAGCGGGGCGTAGCCGCAGCCAGCCAGCTGACTAACCATAAGAAGGCAGTCCGCGCGCTGATCGACATCAGGGTCGATGGCGACCGGCTAGCCGATATCCTGGTTTCCGATCTGACCGCTGCCGACATCGAGTTCACGATCCTGCCAGGGCTGGCCGAGGGCCGGGCCAGCAAGACAGCCCACAACTACTTCGCCTCACTCCGCGCGATCCTAAAGTTCAGTGTCGTGAAGGGCTGGGCCACAAACAACCCGGCCTTGAACGTCTGCGCCAAGGATGTCGTTGGTGATGTCAACAACCTAGAAGACAAGGCCGAGAAAATTGGCGGCAACCTGATCGCGGCGATCATCAATGCTTCCGGCGACTGGTCAACAGCTGTTGCCTTCGCGACTTCGACCGGCCTGCGCCAGGGCGAACAGCGTGCCCTGAAATGGAAGCACGTCGATTTCGACCGTGGGTTCGTTAAGGTGCATACGTCTGCTAAGGGCGGCGGTTCAATCGGCAAGACCAAGACCAAGGCTGGCTACCGCGAAGTGCCTTTGCAAGACGCCACCATCGCTCAGCTGCGGGAGCTGCGCCTGGCCAGCAAGTTCGCTGGCGACGACGATTATGTCTTCACCGTCGATGGTGGGCTGCTGTCCGAGAGCCGCCTGCTCAAAGTCCTGAAGCGCGCATGCAAGCGTGCCGAGGTTCCTGAGATCCGCTGGCACGACCTGCGCCACTACTTCGCTAGCAAGCTGCTGGAGAACCTGCAGGATGAGTTGTGGACGGTATCGCGTTTGCTGGGCCACAGAAGCATCGACACCACAAGCCGCATCTACGCTCACTGGCTGCAGTCGGATGAGCGGGATCGGAAATTGAAAGGCCGCTTCGCCGCGATCAACTTCTAGACCGGCGTCCAGACGTGCGAAGGGCCAGCCTTGATTGGCCATCAAGGCTGGCCCTTTTTTCGGCTGGCTAGATTGAAGCTGGATCAGGTGCTATATGGTCTTGGGTTTACCCGTCTAGCCCACGGCATCTAGCCTTTGGTCGAGGTGGAGGCCCCGCAAGACGCCGACGCTCGCCTCGCTAAAGAAGTGTCTGTTCTTCATCGATGCACTCTGGATCGTGACCACCGTTGCCTTTCATTCGTAAGCTGGCGGCGTGCTTCAACGAGTTCTGCCAGCTCCCTCGTTTGGTGTCCGTTGCCATCAGCTCATCCAGCGCCACGTCGTTCTTCCGGCATGACGCATAGATGTTGATGCGGTCGTACCGCTCGCCGTCTGAAGAGTGCGATGCCCACGGCCCCCGCTCATAGACAAGCTCTGGATACCGGGCTGCTTTCTGCCTGGGCTTCTTCTTCTTGTAGGTTCGCTTCACCGCCACGACTTCGACAGTGATGTTGTCCGCATTGTCGGCAATCAGATCGAGGCCTGCCCAGACATCAGTCATGGATAGGCTGGTTCGGATTTTAATCGTCAGGTCTTTCGTTGCCATCGTCTTCTCCCTTTCTGGCAATCTCAATGAAACGGTTTGCAAGTTCGGCCCACCCTGCGATGTCAACAAAGTGGTCCCGGTCTGGTGTTCCGCACCGCACCCTCGATATCTTTTGCAGGATATTGAGCATGCAGACATCATGCGGTTGAAGTTCTGAGAAGGGTCTGGATGCCAGGTACTCATTCCAGAAATTGGCGGTCAGTTCATTGTTATTTTCGTAGTCGCCGTGAGTATGATCACGGTCGAGGATGGCCTGGGCAGCGGCGTCAAGTATCGTCATCGATGACGTCTTTCTTCTTGGCCAGGCGCTGGATCTCCGACCAGGGCGTCCACTTGCGTCTGCCCTGGACAAAGTATTTGATCGTGCCTTCGTCCTGCATTCGGCGCACCCGCTTCTGAGCGGTTCGGTCGTCAAGACCAAACAGAAACCATGCGGTCTGCTGCACCGATAGCAGGGCCGGTGGCTGGAACTTCCAACCGGCGTCTACGACTTTGCCGTCGTCAGGCGAGGGAGAAGCCACCGCCACCTCCGCTGTCATCCCCTGGTTCGGCATCTGCCATCGCGTGCAGCGGATGCGGCCCATCATTCAGGAACAGCTGGAAGCTGCCGACCTTGCGGTAGTTGCCTTGCCCCGCCACCAGCTCCAGCTGGATGTTCGGCCTGCCCTTAGTCCCAGCTGTCTGCATGTATTGCTCTAGCCTGGCCAGCAAGTCAGGGTCAGTGATGTTCAGCCAGCAGCTGGCCTTTATGTGATTGGTCGGCCCGATGCTCTCAGTCAGCGTGATGCGACCGTTCGATAGTTGTGGTTTCATTACTATTCCTTCCTATGCTTTCTGACCAGATTGTCCCAGTGCTTACCCAGCTCCTCGTACATGGCTGGTTCTGCAGCCTCTAGCTTGGCGAGTGTTGGCTGGTTGCTATTCATCCAGCCTCGCAGGCTGGCCTCAGTGGTCAGCTCTGAGATATCGCCGTATGATTGGGCGCACCAGGGTGCCCAGTCAACGACCTTTCGGGTGTCGCTGTCGTCGAACGGAGGATCATCAGTTTTCGACACCGTCTTGGTCGGCACCGGCTCTGGCGGTTTCTTCAGCTGGGTTTCATGCGACCGGGCCATCTCAATCTCGTTGAGCGATGCGTACTCGCCGCCATGTAGACCGATGCTGGCAAGCGCACGACCTACGGCGCTTGTCTCTGCATTCTCTAGGGCCGATGTCGAGTTGACGTTGGTGCTGCCGCGCAGCTCCTCAGCATGGCCGCTCCCTATGACCCGGCCAGAGGTGTCGGTGATCCGCGCTGCCACCCTGATTAACTTTGGGTCATCCGACTGCAGCAGTTCTGTTTCGATGCCGAGTTCCAGGGCGTAGTGTCGGCGCATTACGTTAACCCGGTCCTTGACCATCAGATATTTTTTGCCGCCCGAAACTTTGACACCGTCTGTTTTGGTCAGGGCGTCTGCTTCCGCCATCGCGGCTGCATGCCTTTGGTCAGTCATAGGCTTAGGCACATGAAGATGATGACGGCACAGCAGATGCCAAATAGTGCGCCGTTAATTGTATGATCAATCCATTCGCGTTTCATTTTGTATCTCCCTTATGTGGTTTTCCGGTACGTTTACCAAGATGCCGGTCGGTGTTCGCACGTCATACTTGGCATTGCCTTCCAGGGTCCGGCCAACTATCCGGCCTTCCTGTTCGCCGTCGCCGGTTCGGGCAACGACCGTGTCTCCCAGGTTAGCCATGCTGCCACACAATCCGGCCACGGCCCGACTTTCCTGCTCGCCGCGCGGCTGTCCGGCGGATCAAGCCCTTCTCTTCCAGCGGTGAAAAGCGCGGCGTAATGGAGCCAAGTTCCATTTCGACTGCTGCAGCTGCTTCCTCCGAGGTCATGCCACGGCTACCCGACCGCGTGATAGCGTCGAGAACAATCTTCTCCAGGTGCGTTGCGTTGATCGATTCCGCTGCTTCTTTGCTGGTCAGCGGGTCTACGTTGCGGTACGCGCCATGCTCGTCAGTCATCATCCAATCTCCTCATCACATTCATAGTTGGGGTCAGTAAAAATGTCTGGCCGGTAGCCGCGCTTCACTTCTTCGCGGCAGTCGTCGCAGCACATTTTGACCTCTATATGTCTGGCGTCGTAAAGCATGGCAGGCTGCTTGCCGGAGCCGCACCGGCAGCTCGCTCGATGTTCTGGTTTGGCGGCGTTCCATTGATGTTCAAGGTTTGATGTTTTCACTGTATATCTCCCTAATTTTGTCATGGCCTAAAATTCAGTGCCGCCCCAAGAAGGGTGAAACCTCGACCTATACATTTTATCAAACGAGCCGCATGACCTACGCCGGTTGCCACGATCTGCAAATTCAAATCGAGCGGAACGCCCAGCCTCGTAAGCGGCCAAAACTTTCGGATGGTCGCCCGTGTAAACCTTGTCTGGGTGGTGATCTCCGACTCTATATGGACGATACGAGATCGGCTTATAGACATAGTCGTATTCGTAATCGCCAGTGTTTATATCGACTGCACCGGCCACGATTTCGCAAGAGCGACAGCCGCATTTAATTCGTGCAGACCTTCCATCAAATTGTACCCCTACCGCACCGCACATATCGCAGACGCAGAAGTAGTATGGGTGGTCGCCGCCTAATCCCCACCAGCCCTTGTCATAAAAATATTGGAAGCGACGTGCCTCTACTTCTGTAGGGTCTGGCACCTCTGATGCGATAAGCCAGAAGTCTTGGCCTGACCCCTCTTCAGCCCAATCCCGGTGGAAATTGGAAAGTTTATTTTCCAGTTCTGGGGTTTCTCCCCCTGGCGGCTTGATCTCTACCCATAGGACTTCGCCGCCCACTAGGTTTAGCCGGAAATCCGGCAACCAATGCTGGCCCTGGCTGTTTGTGAAACCTTCCATTTCATACTGCCAATCCAGGCCGAGGTATTCAAACACCGTCGCCCATCTGGCTTCTAGTCTCGACCGCATGTGGTATCCACGAAATCTGGTATTTATGGCCTTCAACGATAAATCTCCCTTACTTGTGCGATCACGTCTGGATGCAGGTCTTTCCATGCAAAGAAGTGGTCCCAGCGGGGGTCACACAGCCGCACCAGCTCTTCTGGGGTCTTGGCTACCTTGAGCAGGCGTTCTCGCCTCTGGCAGGCCTCTGTGACGTTCTGGAGGGTGTCTCGCAGATCATCTTCCGATGGGCGGAATATTCTGTAGCCCAGGCGGTTGGCAACGACGAGTGTCGGCAGCAGGCCGGACAGCTTCCAATAGCCTGCGACCTGTTGCAGGTGCAGTTGAGTTGGCCCAGTAGGCAAGCTGTGCGCAGCTGGCTTGTCCGTATGTGCCGACCTGTCCCACTGGGTCTTCAGCTCGATCCGCCTGCAGTAATCAGGCCGACCGTTATACTTCAGCTCACAGCCATCAAGCTGGCCCCATAGATCGACCTCACCCTCCACATCATTGATGCCATTGATGCTCAACGCCTCACGTAAACCATCTAAGGCATGGCTGCAGACCAGCTCCAGCTCACAGCTGGATGCGGCGTCAGGGTTGCGCGGCTTGCTGCCGTCTATGCCATAGATCGGGTTCTCGCGGTGATGGACGACCGCCATCTCCTGCTCGATGTCGTTGTGACCCGGCGGCTTGTAGTCGTGCAGCTCATTGACGGCGGTGCGGTAGGCCTCGCCGCCGCCCTCATCATCCAGCAGGACAGCATTGCAGTAGTGCTGCACGATGTTGCCGCTGTGCATATTGATATTGTCGAAGCTGTACTTGTCGATGGTTTCGCGTGCCTCGTTGGCATTGCCATCTGCCCGGCCTCGGATCACGTTCCAGGCGGCACTCACAGCTGGGCGCTTGATCGACTTCTCAAAAAACGTAGCGCCGTCAGGCTTCGACGGGTTGCTGTGATGATAGTAGCTGTGTCGCGACGCCCAATCTGGGGCCAGATCAAATCCGCTCATGTATTGCTCCCTTGTGAATCGCCTAAAATAGCGACTTGTCGATAGCTGTCAACTCTGTCCAGATATTTCTTGATGCCGAGTTGTTTGCCATAGATTTGGCAATGGCTGTCATTGGCTGTACACTCAGGGACAAATCAGCCGGAAGTGGTTGACGATAGCTGACACTTTGTCTAGTCAGGTACATCCACCGAGGAGGTGATGATGCAACTAGATGATTACAGGAGGTCGCGCGGTGCCACCTACACTGAGCTGGCCAGATTGTTAGGTGCCAGCCATGCGACCATAGCCCGGCGTTGGTGCCTGGCACCAGGAGCCAGGGACCGGGCGATCCCCAGCCAGGAATACATGCACCGCATCATGGTGCTGTCCAACGGCACGGTCACGCCGAATGACTTCTACATGCAGGACGATGCCGAGAGCCACGCCTGAATACGATCTGCAGCGCCAGGTCGTGGCAATGCTGCCGCTCATCATGCCGCCCGGTAGCCTCTGGCACCACTCGCCAAACGAGGGAATGCATCGAGTGCAGTACCGGGCAAAGTTGTCCCGAATGGGTATGTGTGCAGGCTGGCCGGATCTGCAGCTGGTGGTGCCGTTCAGCCACTACCTGAATGGCCAGCGCCAGGTTGACATCTATATCGAACTAAAAGCGCCCAAGGGCAGGGTGTCGAAAGTCCAGCAGGCTGTGATCGAGCGGCTGAAGGCGGCACACCGGCACGTCGAGGTCTGCCGGTCTCTGGATGAGGTGCAGGACTTTTTAGGCAGCATCATCAGGCTGCGGGTTACCAACTGATGATCAAGGCTGACCCAACAGAAGGCGCTGGCGTAAGGAAGGCGAGCGTCCTGGTGCGCCTCTGGAAAAGTGTCTTGGTGCAGGCCTGCAAGGATGCCTGCGCCGCAAACGACAAGTCGCGGGTTACCATCCAGATGGATCGGGATCACGCCAGGGCCTGGCTGCTGTCAGGCAGTCACGATCTTGAGCTGGTCTGCGACTTTGCCGACGTCAATATGGAGCGGGTTACGAAGTGGGCCAGGGAATGTGAAGCAGAGGGAACTTGGAAAAGGGAAACAATCGGATGGAACAGGACAAAGCAACGCATCTAAAGGATAGAATAGCTGAGATAGATGAGATGTTGGAGCATCACGCATCGAGATTGCAGGAGCTGAGGCTGGTCAAGGGCAAGCTAGTTCTGCGCCTTGCCGACACCATCGGCGACGACGAGCTGGACACAGACAGGGCCAGGATTGCCCGGCTGGTGCCTGCAGCGACCGGCATCAGCTGGGGCCGGATAACTGGCAAGCAGCGTGCCCAGGAAGTCGTCAATGCCAGGTGGCTGGCGATGCACATGCTGTACCAGAGAGGCTACAGCCTGTCGGAGATCGGGCGGCTGCTGGGCAAGGATCACACAACCGTTCTGCATGCCAGGGACAGCTGGAATACATTCTATTGCGACCCTAAAAACGCCGACTTCGCCAAGCTGGCTTCCGCGACCTGGCACCAGTTCTATAGAGAGCGGATCTGATCTTATGGCCTGCGCGAATCACGTCTTCGATGTTCAGGTTGGCTTCCTGGCCGATGACGAGGGCCGCGATTGGCTGATCACGGCATGCAAATGTGGGGTACGGACGGCAACTTTAATGACGGCCAGCCATGTACCGGGGAGTACCGCCGATGCCCCAGCGGTGATCCAGAGTGCCTTGATGTCCGTAGCCGATGATGATGTGTTGCATAAATACCACAGTGATGCCGAGCAGTGTCTTGACAAGCCAAAATGAACCTGACCCTAGTCTAGCTAGGAGGTCTTCCCTAGACCTCCGCGCGCACTTTGCCAGGCTAAGCGTTCATGCTCGCCGTGATAAGCTT